ACTATTGAATATACCAATAGCATCAATGTACAAAACTAATTTATAAAATGTTTTTCTAACTAGAGGATCAGATATTGGCATAGGAGGAGATTGAAAAATAGAAGGTATTAATGTGCCATCAAAAGTATCTGTACTATCCATTTTATAAATGTAACCATCATCATTAGCAAAAAGTATTAACTCTGTACTTACTCCTGTTTGACCCATGTATCTTGAATCAGCTATATAAGCATTGATGCCTACTATTTTTGCCCAACTTAATCCTGTACCACCTTGAGCAATAAATTTAGTTGCCAAGTATCCTTCAGCAGCTTCATCCTGTATAGCACCATCATATTTAAAAATCCTATACTGTGCTTTTTCTCTTAACGTAACCGCTTGAAATGATCCACTAGTAAAATTATCTATGTCTTTTTTAATTGGAGCAGATGCTACATCTAAATTAAAGTCACCAATCCTATCAGTAGATGCTAGTGACCTTATTCCATCTGGAGCCATAAATAAAATATCACCACCTACTTCAGCTATAGTGTCAGGTTCAATGCAACCTATTTGTGTAGTTACTGGCTCAGACTTAAATGCACCTGATGTGCCTGTTACTTTAAATATAGCCTGTCTAGTAAATAAAATTAAATTATCACGAAAGGTAACTAGCCCTGTTATCTCATCTTCGTATCGTGTAACACTAACCTGACCACTTGCAAAGTCTGTGTCATCATTTATTTGCATAGATAGTAGATTATTGCCCTTTACAAAGAATAAACAATCTTTAAACAAAGCTACAAATTTAGCACCTAAAACATTTGCAGGTGTGCCACTTGAACCTGATGTAATAAAAGTTATACAAGAATTTGCATTAGATGCACTGTTATAAAAGGCAGGGTAGTTAACTCCATCTACAAATACAGCTTTGTCTGTACCATTAAAGTTATAAACAACACTTCTTATTTTATTTGTAGAAGCTTGCCTACTTGCATGATCTCCACTGCCTACACTATGTGCCACAGTTATGGTACTAGGATTTACATGGTAATATATACTATTAGCTGATGCACTATCTAAGCGTGTTATGATTGCTGTATTTACATCAACTAACGTAAGTCCTGTAACTAGATTAGTTCCACCACTGTTACTGCTTATTTCTATTTTATTACTATTAAATTTACTATAGCCTTTTAACTTTGAATACCCACCTTGTAGTGATGGCTCATAGTTTTGTAATATACTAGCACTACCTACAGCCTGTGTACCATGTTGCAATGGACTAAGATTAGATATCAATCCACCTTTAAACTCTATAGGAAATGTTTGCCATGCTGTTGCCATTAAAATACTCTAGGGTTTAAACCACCAGAGGTACGATCTATAACAGTAGAACGAATATACTCATACCTATTAATGTAAATGCTACGCATATATTTAATACCTTCTTTAAATTTTCTTTCTGATAATTGGGAATTTTGTGTATCTCCTCTAAATTGAAAAGCATAGTACATTGCACCATCTACAATCACATGTCTAAATTCTTGTGGTACTGAGGGTACATCACTAGCTTGCTCTAAGATAACTGGATTTTGATAGTACTCATACACTAACTCATAGGCTTTATCAGGACAAGGTACAAATATAAACTCTTGACTTGGTGTACGTACTATATAGTTAGGTACTCCACGTATACCTGTAGAGGTATTATACTCATAGTCTATGTAGTTGTCAAGATATTCTTGATAGTCAAGTGATTTTAATTTTTTAGTTTCAATACCTAGCGTATCATTTCGTTTTAACCTAAAGCTATTCTCGTCTAATACTTTTGCATCTTCAGGATAAGGATATCGCATTACTCCTGCAGATAGTATTTCTTCTTCTTCCCTATGATTCCAAGGCCAGTTAAACTCCTCATGGTTAATGTGTCTTATAGAAGAATTTACAGCATCTTTAGCAGTTTGATAAAAACCTTTAGCTGTTATAAAATTAGTAGTTGTTAGCTCTACCTCATTTAATCTTCTATTAATTTCATTTACTAAGTCTAAATAATTGTATGCCATATTAGTTTTCCTTAATACGTAACTTTACTACTCGTTCAGATATAAGTCCTGTATCGTCTGTTATCTGTGATGTAATCTTATACGTTTGATTAACTGTACCACTACTTAATCTTAATGTGCAAACTGTGTTAGTACTATCCCTTAATATACCACTAAACACTGTTGTTATACCATTGACTGTGGTATTTTCTGACCCACTAATTTGTGTTTTTACCCCACTAGCATCGTCAATAAACCATAGATTAGATACAATAACAGTACCTGAACTTGTGGAATGATCATACCCTAAAAACCTAGACCAATCCATGCTATAGTCTAAGGTTTCATCAGGGTCTTTGTTAGGCCATTTAAACGACATGTGTTTTCCTTTATGCTGCTATCTTTGTAGTTTTTACTACATGATTTCTTGGTGGTACAATTACTGTTCTACTTTGTGTTGCTATAGTATTTGTACTTCTTATGCCACTTTGTCTGTAAGGAACAAATACAGTTCTACCTTTATTATAATCGTCTTGTCGTATTGCTGTTACAATTACATCATCAAAAGTTAACTGCATTGCGTAACCAGTAATGGTGATGTTAGCGTTGCCTACAACACTTATAGTTCCTAATGCCATAACTCCTGAAACTGAAGGTAGAGTTACGTTTGCATTTCCTACTGTAGTAACTGTTCCTAATGCTGTAGTTAATGAACCAAGAGAAGATAGATCGACTACTGCATTTGCAATTACAGTGGGTGGATTAATTGCTAGTGTGCCTTGTATACCAACTAGTGTGATATTTGCATTGCCAACAATACTTACTGTGCCTATTGCACTCTCTAAAGCAGGTACAAAAGAATTACTAATAAATATACCAGTACCATATACATCTGTTCCATAGATAGATGTTGCAGTATCAATTGCAAAGGTAGCGTCACCACTTAATTGTACAGTACCTAAAGCCAATGTGCCAGTAACAGAAGCTAATTCAATTGTAGCAGTGCCTGATGTAGTAACAGTTCCTACATTGCTTGTTATATGAGTTTCGTTATTTCCTATATATGCTGCTACACTAACAACAGCATTTCCAATAATACTAATGTTACCTATATTATGGTTTAACGCTAAACCAGATAAGGATACATTACCTGAACCTTCAGTGGCTACTGTGCCTAGAGCTAATGTTGCACTAACAGCATCTAAAAGAAAACTTGCATCGCCACTAAAAGCAATCGTTCCAAGATGCGTAGTTAATACTTGACTAGGTAAAACTACATTTGTTGCACCCTGTACTGTAACTGAACCTAAAGATAAGGTAGCAGATACAGAAGCTAGTGTTACATTAACACCTGCACTTCCTTCACTTGAAAAGGAATCTTCACTAAATGACAGTGAGCCAAATGACATTTTATTTCCTCATTAGAATGGAACAAACTTAGTAGCAATTGCATCATTTCCTATGACCAGAGTATAATTATTACTACTTGCATCTGTAATTGCACCAGTAGAATTTTGGCATGTTAAGAGTTGTGTATTAGTTATTGCAGTCAATGCACTAGTTGGTGCTGTAAAACTACTATCTCCAGAGGTATAAACTGCTGAACCTACAACTACTCTAAAATTAGATATATATCCATTGTGTGCAAAAGTGCTATGATTAGTTTGTTTAACACCAATCGTTACTTTTTGTTGAGTATAATTAGTAGTAGAAGCATGACTTCCATCATTAGATGCAGCTCCAGATGAAGAAGTAATCATTACACCATTTTGATAACATCTTAATTGCCCACCATTTCTAACTAATGCAACATGATACCACGTGTTTTCTTGCATCAAGGGTGCAGTTCCAGTTCCATCATTAATAAGTGTGTTACCCCCAGTTGCCCACACAAAGAGTTTACCATGATTAACATCGCCACCTCCACCAATATATATGCCTATACCACCACCACTATAGTTTGTGTCGAATGGCATTATAGTTGCAGCCAAACTACCAGTATATACCCAAAATTCTACTGTAAAATTTCCAGTACCAAATTGCAATGATGCGTGTGAAGGAGTTTCTACATAATCTCCAGTTCCATCAAATTTTGTAGATCCACCAGAAGGATTATCAAATGGACTTACATAACTA